CCTGGTATACACAGTCAACGGCACCGCAGTAGTTGATGGCGAAACCCTTACCGGCGGAACTTCTGGCTATACTGCAACCGCTAACGGCGCAGGAACCGAAGAGGACATATTGCTTGAAGTCGCAGTAACAAGCGACACTTTTACAATCCCCGCAGTAGCAAACAGGATGTATGTCATAGAAGTGGACGCAAACACCCTTGACATGGACAATGAATTTGACTGCGTAAGGCTGCACATTGCTCAGGCAAACGCTGCAAAGATAGGATCTGCACTCTATATCCTGTCAGAAGCCAGATATACCGGCGAACCTATGCCTACAGCAATATACGATTAATCAACAGGCCCGGTATATCCGGGCTTGATTCTTTTTGAAAGAGAGGAAAATTATAGATGAGAAATGCAATTTTTTCAAATTATCAGCCCGGCGGCATGTTCTCGGTAATTGATGTGGATAAACACCCTGGAAACGTATGGTTTGTGGACTCGGGACACGCTTCCAAATCCGACAGTGACGGCTACGGCCAAAATCCGGACGCACCCTTTTCCACAATCGACTATGCCATAGGCAAACTTACCGTTAACAACGGCGACGTGATATATGTAGCTCCCGGCCACACCGAAACACTGTCAGCAGCATCAACAATCACCGCTGATGTAGCAGGCGCAAGCATAATCGGTCTCGGAGCAGGCAACGACAGGCCCAAAATCACAATAGGCACAGATGCCGCCGCAACAATTACAATCAGCGCAGCCAGCGTATGCCTGAAAAACATAATTGTCATAGGCGCACTTGACGGCCTCAACAGCGCAATCACTGTAACCGGTGACGATTGTGATATTGATATCGAGTACAGAGACACCAGCGCAACAGTAGAGGCTAATATAGCAATAACAGCCACCAGTGTTGACCGTGCTAAAATCAAACTGAATTACATCGGTTTTATCGCTGGCAATGCAGTAACCAATGCAATAGTCCTGGACGGCTGTACTTCCTGCAATGCAGAAGTAGCTTTCTACGGCGTGGCATCTACCGCAATTGTGGAATTCACTGGCAATGCTTGCCACAATATCAATGTGAAAGGTTACTTCTACAACAGCGGCACCAGCGACCTGAGTAAAAACGTAGTCGATACAATAACAGGCTCAACTTGGGCAGTATCCGGATTTGATGGCGTTGCAGGATGTGGGTTCTCTGGAGGCTCAGGGGCTGCAGTAGCAAAAGATGATGTCAGTGCAGTAAATGCATTGATCGGCACTATTGTAAATACCGGCGGAACTGCTACCTTAGGTGCAATCCTCGGAGATTTTGCAAATGTAACATTGATTACAAAACTCACAACTCTGCTTGGTGCAATAATCAACGGCACCGGTACGACTCTCCCGACCAACAAATCTCTGTATGACAAAATCAGAGAATTTGGAGACGGCTATTTGGTATCCAAAGAAATAACCTATGATGCCTCTGCCTCATATACGGCATTTACAGTTACCGGACTTGTAGCCTGTAAAGTGATAGGCTACATTACTACACCTCTATCTAACGATGCAGCCACAACCAGCGTGGGCACCGCAACCAGTGCGGCTGGATTGATTGCAGCCACAGCAGGCACTGCAATGCAGACTGCAAACCAGGTGTGGGCAGACAATGCTCCTAGTAAATTTGAGGCTTTGCCAACGGCTTACAGTGTAATAGGTGATGGTGAAGATATTGCTGTTGATGGTGATGCAAACCTTGCAGCGGGTGTTGTTACTCTCTACTGCTTCTGGAAACCACTCAGTGCAGATGGTAATGTAGTAGCGGCATAATAAACGCGAAATAAGCGGGCACCATAACGGACCCGCTTATTTTTTTTCGAAAGGACTGATTATATGTTAGTCAAAATGGTTCAACATTACGGGCTAATGGGCAAAAAACCACTACGCAAGAGCAAGGAATATAACCTTGACGAGGCTACAGCCAAAGCGGTAATAGCTCAAAAAGCCGGGAAAAAGACAAAGAAAGGGTGATCTGAATGCCCGACCTTGGAACTGTAACAATAACTGAGGAAACCTTTAACACGGTTAAAAAAGTAAAATTTGAATGGACAAGTGTCAACGGCGGCGGCGATGCCGGTAAAGCTTCAAAAACTACCTCCAACGCATACACCGGCGAAATAATCCGCCTTGTGACAATACCTGATGCAGTTGATGTGCCCACAGACAATTACGACATCGTTATAAATGACGAAGACAGCACCGATGTGCTTATGGGCGCCGGAGCTAACAGAGATACCGCCAATACGGAACAGGTGCTTGCATCGAGCCTGGGATGTGTGGCGAACGATAAGCTCTCCTTGTCTGTGGAAAACGCAGGCAATGCTAAACAGGGCACAACAATAATTTATATCCGATAGCAGGTGATACCATGTACAAAATAATTACCCCGGTAGCAACTGAACCGGTTTCCTTGGCAGAAGTCCGCATGGCATTGCGCCTTGACAGCGCCGATTTTGCCGACAACATCACAAAATATCAAAGCATAGTCCCAGGCGCTCATGTTGTAGCCGCAGCGTATAGCTTGGTTGGTTCTTCTGCCGATGTCCTGGGCAAATCATCTGTAGTCTACCTTAATTCCGGCACTAACGGAGCAGGCGGCACTATAGATGCTAAAATCCAGGAATCTGATGATGATGTCACTTACACCGACTGGGCAGGCGGCGCATTTACTCAGGTAACCGAAACTAATGACAATGCCGTGCAGGAAAAAGAATACACCGGTAGCAAACAATACATCCGGGTAGTGTGTACCGTAGCTGTTGCAACCTGTGATTTTGGTGTTGATGTGATAGTCAAGACAGGAGAGACCGCAGAAGATACCCTGCTCGAATCATACATTACCGCAGCCAGGGAACACGGCGAGGACGTAACCCGTAGAGCCTTTGCAACACAGACGTTGGAATTGCTGCTTGACTCATTTCCTTGCGGGGACATAGAAATTCCGATGCCGCCGCTGCAGTCAGTGACCAGTATTAAATATAAGGATTATGAGGGCACGGAAACCACAATGACCGTAACCACGGAATACCTTACTGATGCTGATGGCGATATTGGACGGATAGTTTTGCCCTACGGCATATCCTGGCCGTCATTTACTGCTTACCCAGTTAATCCCATAAGAGTTCGCTTTGTAGCAGGTTATACAACGTTGCCGAAAATCTTTAAAAATGCCATGTTGCTGCATATTGGATTTATGAACAAATACAGGGATCAGGGGATTCCAGAAGAAGATATGAAAACGGTTAACGGCATATATCGGTCAAGGAAGAGTGGGTGGTTTTGATGGCTAAATTGCCGAAATACATGAAACTTGGGAAAATGGAATACTCAAAAGAAACCAAAGGATTAACACTTACCATTAGCGTAAAGCGATGGGGCTGGCCGGTTATCTTGTTTAACTTCCTTCATGAATGCAAAAATCTTCCTTGGTGGAAATGGCTTGTTTATCCCAAAATATGCCTCAGAGCTTTGATTTGCGGGGTGTCGTATGATTAATGCGGGGGAACTTAACAAGCAGATCACCCTTCAAGTCCCAACAGTAGCTCGGGATGATTTTAATCAGCCTATTATCACATGGGCAGACTCGGCCACGGTATGGGCAGGAATCATTACCACAGGCAGTAGAGAATACTACGCAGCACAAAAGCTGTATGCCGAAACATCGGCAGTGTTCAAAGTTCGGTACCGAAACAACATGAGTACAAGGATGAGAATTAAATATGGCAACCGGTATTTTGCAATACTTGGAATAGCGGACCCGGAAGAGCAGCATATTGAGCTGCTTTTATCATGTAAGGAGGCGGTATAACATATGGAACTTGAAACCGCCCTCAAAACCTATCTCTTAGCATACGCAGGATTAACTGCTTTGATAGCGGATAGATTAGAGCCCGAAGAATTGCCGCAAGGCTTCGCGCTTCCCGCCGTCACTTACATAAAAATATCCGATGTCAAAGACCACACCTTGACAGGGCAATTGGCAGTAGAAAGTCCGTATTTTCAATTTACAGTATTTGCATCAACAAAAGCCGGAGCAAGAGCAGTAGCTAATCAACTTAAAGCCGCCCTAAACGACTATTCCGGAACCTTAAGTACCATAGTCATTCAACACATAAGACTGGAAAATGAAATGTCAAGCCTTGAAAAAAGTCCGGATGGCACAGTAAAAGTTTTCACAGAAGATCTTGAATATAACATTACATTTGAAAAGGAGTAAGAATATGGGAGCAAAAATTGGATTTGGAACAACGTTTTCATGGAACAGCCAGACAGTTGCACTACTTAAAAACATTGGAGGCGTTGAATTGTCTGTGGACATGGTTGACGTTACCACGCATCAGTCAACCAGCGGATTCAAAGAATTTTTACCAGGACTAGCTGATGCTGGAGAAGTACCTATTGAAGGACTTTTTGATTACGCTGACACCGCAGGCCAGCAGGCTATGGTAACAGACGCTGCTGCAAAAACATCAAGGACGGTAGTAATTACATTTCCAGCTGCAACCGGTGCGACATGGACGTTCACTGGGTATATAAGCAAAATAAAAATAGCAGATGCGCCACACGACGGGAGCATACCATTTACCGCATCGATCAAGGTAACCGGAGTGCCTACATTCGCAGTGGCAACCTCTACAGGTCTGACAACCCCGTTCTTTGTAATCAGTGAGAGCGCGGTAATTACCCCGGCAGCATCAGGCAGCGTGTACACCTATGTAGCAACCGTGCTTACGGGCGTTACCAGTGTAACCGTTACACCAACAGCAGCCGCAGGAACAATTACGGTCAACGGAAACACAGTGGCAACAGGAGTTGCATCAAGCGCAATTACGCTCGGAGCAGCAGGTAGTGTGACTACTATTACGATTGTGGTAACTGAGTCTAACAAGGCATCAAAAACTTATGTAATCTACTTAAGCAGGGCAGCATCATAACACCGGGGAGGAATAACCTCCCCTTTTATTTTAGGAGGATTTATTATGGTAAATTTTAAAATAGAAGCTAAGCCAGGATTTAACACGACAATATTTATAGACGACATCGAAATCAAAGGGGTAAGCAGTTATAGATTATCTCACGATGCCGGAGGCGTTCCGATACTGTCACTGGAATTCCCTACTAAAGGAGTAACGGTTAACGGTAAGGGAGTTTTTGAAATACCAGAAGAAACAAAGGCATTTCTTTTAAAACAAATTTGTAAGGAGGAAAAATTATGAGACAGCTTATAACAAACGATATATTCCAAATGAGCAGGATTCTTAAGAAATTGGAAATTAAAACAGACTTTATTCTTAGCAAAGATGATGAAAATTCAGATCAAAGCTTCGGAGTGCAGATAATTGTAAAAATAGCAGAAAATGCACACCTTGCACAAAATGAAATCAATAGCTTTATCGGTGGACTTTGCGGAATGAGCGGTGAAAAATTCGGTAAATTGCCTATAAAAGAATCATTAGAAATTATAAAGCAATTCAAAGACCTTGACGGCATATCAGATTTTTTCAAGCGTGCGGGTCAATTAGCGAAGTAAAAATTATTGACCTGCTGTTAAGGCGGTACGGCAGCATAGATTTTATACTGTCAACTCCGTATAGTGTCGGACTTGAATATATTAAATACGCTTCAGAAGAAGAACGAGACTCTTTGATATGGCAAATGTGGCTTTCGTTATACCCACATATGACAGAAAAAACATTCATCACATTTTCGGATTATAAGAAAAAATATTTTACACAGAGTAAACCGCATGAGCAGACCGATGACGAAATGATTGCAATGTGCAAACTGCTTAACGCTGCATTCGGCGGGGAGGTGGTGGAGGCGTAATGGCTATTTATTCAAAAAATGTAAAAGGATTAGACGAAGCAATTGTCGCATTTCAAAAGCTTGACAGTGACAAAACTAATTCATTTGTCGTAGCAGCAGCCAGAGATTCTGCAGAATTAATACTGCAAAGAGCAAAAGCCCTAGTTCCCGTTGATTTAGGAAAATTAAAAGCCGCACTGGAAGTTAAACAAGTAAAAATGAGAGCAAAAAAATATTCAAGAATAATAATTGACCAGCCAGTTTTTACAGTAGGTCCTAAATACGCCAAAATGGGCGGCAAAAAAGGCAGCAGTGGCGGCGTGAATTATGGGCATTTAGTTGAACTCGGACACAAAACAATACAAGGCAAGCCTGTACAGTCAAAACCGTACCTCAGGCCTGCCGCCGACAACAGCAAACAAGATGTAATCAACTTAATAATAAAGTCCATAAATGCCGCACTTGATGAATTTGGGGAGTGATTAAATGAGCAGTGTTATACGTTCGCTTGTTGTAAAAGTAGGCGCAGACTTAACTGAGTTTCAAAAAAACATGAAACAAGTTTCCAAAGACATGAAAAAAGTAGGCAAAGAACTATCAGCCGCAGGCTCAACCCTCACCAAAGGTTTGACTCTTCCTATTCTTGGTGCAGTCGCAGGATTAACCGGATTAGCCATTAATGCCGGAAAAGATGCAGATGCACTCATAACTTTAGCAAATAAAACTGGCATTACAACGCAGGCATTGCAAGAGATGCAATATGCCGCCCGTTTCATCGATGTTGAAGTCGAGACAATGACCGGCAGCATGCAGAAGTTGACTAAAAACATGGACATGGCAAGGAAGGGAAGTAAAGACCAAGAAGAAGCATTCAAAAGGCTTGGAGTAGAATACAAAAACCAAGATGGAAGTTTAAGGAATGCAAAAGACGTATGGGCGGAATCTATTGATGCTCTTGGGAAAGTAGCCAGCGAAGCCGACAGAGATGCCTTGGCGATGAATCTATTTGGCAAATCGTCAGCGGAATTGAATCCATTGATTAAGGTAGGTTCAACAGAGTTAAAGCGCTATGCGCAAGAAGCTCATGACGTTGGCGCGGTAATGGATGATAAAACCGTTTCCGCCCTGGGTAGGTTCGATGATACCATGCAGAGAATTCAGGCGGTGTTAAAAAATGCAACTGCAGAAATAGGGGCGGCTTTTCTTCCGGTACTGGAAAAATTAACTCCAGTATTTGAAGAGAAAATTGTACCTGCCATACAGAGTCTTGCAGGGTTTATTACCGGGCTGATAGAAAAATTTGACAATATGTCTCCGGAAATGCAAGGATTTGTTGTTGGTCTTGCGGGTCTTGCTGTAGCAATTGGGCCGGTGATACACATAATAGGAATTGTAATAACGGCCATTAGCGGGATTACGGCAGGATTTGCGGCAGCTTCAGCAGCGATAGCAGGCGGCGGCGGTATTATTGCAGCACTCGGCGCGTTACTCGGGCCTGTGGGAATTGTGCTTGTCGTTATCGCAGCATTGGCAGCAGCAGCATATCTGATTATAAAAAACTGGGAACCCATTAAGGAGTTTTTTATAAACCTGTGGACAAGTGTTACAGATTGGATAGTTACAGCATGGGATAATATTAAGAATTTTTTCACTACTACGTGGGAAAACCTCAAAACATTTTTTGCAACCTGGGGAACGGAAATGCTTGCAATTATTTTGCCTTTCATCGGTATACCTTTGCTGATAATAAAACACTGGGATGAAATCAAAGCATTTTTAATAAGTCTATGGAACGGCATAGCAGAATTTTTTACAACGAAAATTCCAGAGATAATCGACAATATTGTAAAGTTTTTTAACGAGCTACCTGGGAAAATTGGGTATGCTTTAGGTTTTGCAATAGGCACGCTGATAAAATGGGGCGCAGATGTTGTTGACTGGGTTATTGAAAACGTTCCAAAAATAATAGAAAGTGCAGTGAATTTTTTCACAGAACTACCCGAAAAACTGGCCGCTATTCTTGTTAGTGTTTTAGAAACAGTCTTTAAATGGGGTACAGATTTAGGTGCATGGATAACAAAAGAAGTCCCCAAATTTATAGAAAACATAAGCAATTTTTTTAAAGAGATACCTGACAAAATATGGAGTGTATTTACAAAAGTTATGGATAAATTCGGGGAGTTTGTATCCAATGTTTACACCTGGGCAAAGGAAAAACTGCCCGGAGTGGTAAATAACATTGTTGACTTCTTCTTAGGCCTGCCCGGGAAAATGCTTGATGTGGGCAAAAACATAGTTGAAGGACTTTGGAACGGTATCAACAATACAGTATCTTGGCTTAAAGACAAAATACGCGATTTTGCTTCAGGCATTGTTAGAGGCATAAAAGATGCCCTTGACATCCATTCTCCATCTGGAGTTATGGCCGAGCAGGTTGGTAAATGGATTCCAGCAGGCATATCAAAAGGCATACTAGACAACAAAAGATTAGTAGATGCAGCTATGGCAAATTTAAGCACAGACATGAACATCAATGCAACCATGGCAGGGCAAACAACTACTAGGGGGAATGTGATTAGCTTAAATATCACCGGAAACACCATATCCAACGATTATGATGTGGACCGCTTGATGGAAAGGGCGGTTAAACGCCTGAGAATGGAAGGATTGATGGCATAATGGAAATGACCATAAACAGCGTAGCAGAGAGCTGGTTTTCTGGCTCTCTTTCTATTTCTGACAAGATCAATTCTCGATCAACAGCATCTTTTATCGTGGACACAACCAATACCATAACAACAGGGATGGAGGTTGTCATTTTAGACGGTGCAACAAGGATTTTCGCCGGCACGATTGACACCTTCCGGAAGAAGAAAATCAAAGGCACAATCATTATCCGGTACGACGTTAGTTGTGTGGACTACAACCAAATATGTGACCGTAGGAGGCATGCAGCCACCTACGAAAACCAGACAGTATCTTATATAGTAAACGACATAATAACCTCCGTTTTGACGGATGAGGGTATTTCCGCTGGCACAATACAGACTGGGCCGGTAATAAAAAAAGCAGTATTTGACCGGAAAACCATCACAGATTGTCTGAACTACATTAAAAATGCTACAAACCTGAACTGGAATATTGACTACAATAAAAACTTAAACATTTTTTATCGGGAGGATTACACCGACACCGGTTTTACTGATGCTCTGGATAACTTTTTAGATATGGAAGTTGAAGAAACCCGGGATGAATACAGGAACAGACAATATATTAAAGCTGGCAGAGATACAACGGATGTAATAACTCTTGAAAACCCATCCCCCAAACCTGATGGAATATCAAAAACCTTTACATTGAGATTCCCTCTAGCTGTAGAACCTTCTATTTTTATTGATTCTGCCCAAGTCGATTCCGGTGATGTCGGGCTAAACGGCATTGACACAGGCAAGAAATGGTACTGGACATATGGCAGTAAAAACATCACCCAAGACGATTCTGAAACAGTTTTGAGCGCAGAAGTCCTGGAAGTCACATATCAGGGCTTAATTAGAATCGTAGTTCAAGCCGACAACACATTGGCGCAAGATGAAAGGTTGACGGTAGAGGGCGGTACGGGAATATATGAAGCCATTGAAGAGGTTGCCAGCATAGACGACAGAGACGCAGCGTTGGATTATGCCGATGGATTATTGGAGAAATACGCTTCTATTCCACAGATAGTTACCATCCGGACTCAGACTTACAAGCAGGCGGGAAAAATAATTCCGATATCCGTTTCAGATCTTGGGCTTGACGCCGAATACTTGATTGAGTCAGTAAGTATATCCGAAAACCAAAATCAAGTATTTTACAACATCAAATGCCTGAGCGGTGAATCACTCGGAAGTTGGGTGGACTTCTTCCGTAAACTCCGTAAAGATTCCTCAGACTTCCTGATTAAAGAAGATGAAGTATTAATTATCTTGAACGCTACCACAGAACTACAAGGTTTTCAGGGGCAAATTGATATCGATCTTTACACGGCTTTATATCCTGCGGACGATTTATACCCGGCAGATGATTTATACCCCGGAACACTAGCAAACGAGGTGACATTATATGATTGACGATTACGGTTATTTAGGCAAATGGACTATAAAAGTTACTGATAAAGTGACCGGTGAAGTAACCGAGGAAACCATAAAAAACCGCATAATGGATGCCGCACTGGACGAGCTTATTAAAGTTTTAAACGGTGACGCGGTTGACATGGGAATTGCATACATTGCGCTCGGTACCGGAAACACAGCGATAACTAACACGGACACCGTGCTTGATACCGAGATATTCCGCACAGCCGCAGTCTCAAAAACAAAGACATCAACTGGAGAACTGACAAGTATTTTTATTGTACTGGACAGTGAGGCGGTTGCAACCATAGAGGAAATCGGAATATTTGGCGGCAGCACAGCAACAGCTTCAGCGGATACTGGAACGCTTATAAGCCGCATACTTTGGCATAAAGTTAAATCAAACTCAGAGGAAATACAGTTCACACGGACTGATAGAATTGTGAGGGCATAATGTATACTAAAAAAGTTTATGTTAATGGAGGTTCACCTGCGTTAAACGCAACCAATTTAAACACATCAGAGCAAGGCATATACGATGCCCAGCTTTACGGCGCAGATGCTGGCGGCGATGATACTTATGTGCTAAACCTTAGCACCACTTTAGCTGCAGGCTGGATGGTTCGGGTTAAGGTTTCCACTGCTAACACGGGAGCGTGCACTTTATCTGTAAATAATGGCAGCAATTCATATGCGATAAAAAAAGTAACTTCCTCCGGGTTAGCAGATCTTGACACAGGTGACATTCCTGCTGGTGCAACCTTTGCTGTAATCTTTGACGGAACTTACTTTGTACTGGTAGGGCCCGGCTTAAGCGCTATAGAGGTTGCAAAGTACCTTGCTGAAACCACCGTCACCCAATCCATAATCTCCCTCCCCTCCACAGTCCAGAAAGGTCAACTTAGCGTCACTTTGCAGGGGAATACAGTTTTTCCGTTTGTCCAAAATGGTAACTATGCTGATGGCACTACAGGGTGGACAGCATTAGGTGGTACATTATCGGCAAGTAATAATATTTTGAGCTTAACAGGTAATGGAAGTGCCAACCAGTTATTTGCTCGTCAGGATACTGCTATTCCTTTTGTTGAAGGTAAAAAAGTATTTATTAGAGCAAAAGTAAAAACGACAGACACGGTATCAAGTTATATGCAATTGCGAATTTATGGCACAACAAGCGGTAGTATATCATTAAGCGGAACTGGTCAAATAAACACACCTGTTCAAAATCAGCAATATACATTATACGGCATTGCTACGTTAACTGGATTAGTTGGAAATATAAGAGTTATAGCGCTAGATACTTATGCCGATGCTGCTACTGCTAACGGAAAAGTAATGCAGGTTCAGGAATATATGGCAATTGACTTAACAGCACACGGACTTGATTCTCTAACCGCCGATCAATGTAACACTCGTTTTCCAAACTGGCTTTCCTACGGCGCCCACTCCACATTTATGGGCATTGTAAAGAGTGTTGGGAAGAATTTGATTAATGTAAATAAAATTGATAGAGCAGACGGGTATTATAATTTAAGCGGTAGTTTTGTATCGTCTGTAACTTATGATGTTTATTCGTCTATTATTAAACCAAGCACATCTTATACAAAAAGTGGTAGTATTGACACTACGAATACTTTTTGGGACATTAATGGGAACTTTATAAGTGGCGTAAATAGCACAACGACATTGACTACTCCTGCTAATGCTTATAAGGTTAAGTATGCTATTGCAAAAACAAATAAGGAAACAGAAGTTATGCT